AATTTATAAATACTTCTAGGCAAAAATGAACTTCTTCAAGAGGGGAAAAAGATGGCGTTAAATTTAGTATCACCAGGCGTCAAGATAAGAGAAGTTGACTTAACTGTTGGGGGAATTACCGCAGCAAATAATCAAGTTGGCGCTATTGCTGGTCCTTTTCAAAAGGGTCCAGTTGATGTACCTATTTTAATTGAAACTGAGAATGATTTACTCAATACATTTGGAAAACCAATTTCATCAGACTCACAATATGAATATTGGTTGGGTGCTGCTTCATATCTTTCTTATGGTGGTGTTCTAAGAGTTGTAAGATGTGATGGAACAAATTTAAACAACTCAAATTCTGGAACTAATGCAGATTCAGTAACATTAAAAATCAAATCAACAGAAGATTATAATAATGATTATTCTACTGCTACTGATTGGAATTGGTCTGCTAGGAATCCAGGTTCTTGGGCAAATAACTTAAAGGTTTGTGTAATTGATGCAGCAGCAGATCAAAGAATTGCAATTGGTACTTTTGGATTAAATGTTGGATATGCTGTTACATCTGCTTTCTCTCAATCAGTTGCTGGTGTTGGAACAGTAACAACAGAAACAGGAGTTCTTAAAGGTATTATTACCAGAGTCAATGATGGTTCAATTGATGTAAAAATTACTGCAAAATCTTCTGGTGCTGGATCAACTGTATTTACTGAAACTTCTTATGCAGAAGGAAGTGTAAATTCATTTGGTGTCGGAAACATCAAGATTGTAAATGATGATGGAGATCTCACCAAAGTTGAAAGTTCAACAATTTCAAAATTCTATGGTGTAGTTAGTAGTGGTTCGACAGTAATCAATCCCATTAATTTAATTACAAGTCTTCCATTAGGAATTAATAATACACAATACATCGTTTCTATAGGAAATTCTGGTGTAGAATCCACAACTAGTTTTGTTGGATTGGGAACAACAACGGTCAATGGAGCCCTACAAAATACCATTCTTTTAAGTGCAGCAGCAACTGCATCAGGAACATTCGAACTAGCAGTTCTTAATTCTGGTAATTCTGGTGAAACAATTTCTGCACCTTTAGATTGGTACAATCAACAAACTTTGGGATTAACAAATTCTACTGTTTATTGGAGAAATATTGCACCAAGACCAAGAACTTCTGAATATGCTTCGCAAAGAAATGGAGCAAATGACGAACTTCACATCGTTGTTGTTGATGATACTGGAGAAGTAACTGGTACTGCTGGTAATATTCTTGAAAAATACACCAATATGTCTAAAGCATATGATGCTAAGATTTCACCATCAGAAGGAAATTATTATAAAACCATTATTGCTGCAAATTCACAATATATTTTTCCTGGGTTTGCTCCAGTTGGTAGTCCTTCTAAATTCTTAACAGTATCAGGATTTTCAAATGCATCCGATACTACTTGGGGTCTAGATGCACAAAACAATACATTTAATGTAATTGGTGCAACAACTTACAACTTAATTGGTGGTAAAGATTATTCTGGAACTAATAATATTGGTGGTTATTCAATTTCTTTAACAAATGTTGTTAGTGGATATAGAAACTTCACAAATCCAGCAGAATATCAAATCAACTTCTTAATTAATGGTCCTTCTGGTGGTACTACAATTTATGAATCACAAGCAAAAGCAAATGAATTAATTGCAATTGCAGATGTTCGCAAAGATTGTATTGCTGTAATTTCACCACATAGAGCAGGTGTTGTTAATGTAGCAAATTCTGATACTCAAACTAATAATATTGTTAAATTCTTTGACTCATTAGCATCATCATCTTATGCAGTATTTGATACTGGTTACAAGTATGTTTATGATAGATTTAATAATCAATTTAGATATATTGCTTGCAATGCTGATGTTGCAGGATTGATGGCTAGAACATCAATTAATAATTATCCTTGGTTCTCACCTGCTGGTGCAAACAGAGGAGTATTAAATAATGCAGTTAAACTTGCATATAATCCTTCACAAGCACAAAGAGATACTCTTTATCCAAAGAGAATTAATCCAATTATTTTCTCTCCTGGTGCTGGCATTATTCTCTTTGGTGATAAGACTGCACTTTCATATACTTCGGCATTTGATAGAATTAACGTTCGTCGTTTGTTCCTCACACTTGAATCATCAATTGAAAAAGCAGCAAGAGCACAACTCTTTGAATTTAATGACACAATTACTAGAGCAAACTTTATCAATATCGTTGAACCATATCTCCGTGATGTGAAGTCAAAAAGAGGTATTACTGATTTTGTTGTTGTGTGTGATGAGTCAAACAACACTCCAGCTGTTATTGATGGAAATCAATTCAAGGCTGATATTTACATTCAACCTGCAAGATCAATCAACTTTATTGGATTGACTTTTGTTGCTACTCGCACAGGAGTCAGTTTTGAAGAAATTATCGGTACTGTTTAATCAACGAGGTAAAAAACTATGCCAAACACTCCTGGAACAGCAACTGGTGGCGGAATTTCACCAGGTTCAAGAACCCTAAATGACTTTAAGAATAGAATTTCTGGAGGTGGAGCAAGACCTAACCTCTTTGAATGTGAAATTAATTTTCCAACAGGTATTACTTTAACTGATGATGCTACTGATGTGGCACTAGTAGAAAAAACTAGATTTTTAGTTAAAGCAGCATCATTGCCTGGTTCAACAATCAATGTAATTGATATTCCTTTTAGAGGAAGAAATTTGAAAATTGCAGGTGATAGAACATTCGATCCTTGGACGATTACTATAATTAATGATGTTGACTTTAAGATTAGAAATGCTTTTGAAAAATGGATGAATTATATGAATAAACACGAAGACAATTCCGGTGAATTGAATCCCGTAAATTACCAAAGAGATATGAAAGTATATCAACTTGGTAAAGCAGGAATTAATGGTGATATGTCAACCAATGGGAATATGCAAATTCTCAAAGCTTATCAATTTTATGGAATGTTTCCAACTTCTATTAGCGCGATTGATCTTTCTTACGATCAAGCAGATACCATTGAAGAATTTACCGTAGATCTTCAAGTTCAATGGTGGGATGCTTTTGATAAGAATGGAAGTAGTATTCTTGGTTCTGGTAATTCTGAAGAATTTAATAGCACTTCAACTAGTGCAGATGCAGGAATAACTTTTCCACTATCCTGAAGATAATTTAGTAGTGACTAAATAGTAGAATAAGGACAATAACATTACTATGGCAAAACTGTTTGGTTTTAAGTTTGAAGACAATAGGGAGAAACAATCCAAAAAGGTTATTTCTCCCATTCCTCGTAATGAAGAAGATAAATCAGACTTTTACATTTCAAGTGGATTCTACGGTCAGTATGTAGATATTGAGGGTGTTTATAAGAGTGAGGCAGATTTAATCCGAAGATATCGTGAGATGTCTTTACATCCAGAATGTGATAGTGCGATTGAAGATGTTGTAAATGAAGCAATTGTATCGGACTTAAACGATTCTCCAGTAGAGATAGACCTTTCAAATCTTCCTGCTTCGGACAAACTAAAAGATATTATCCGAGATGAGTTTAGGTATCTCAAAGAAATTATGGACTTCGATAAGAAGTGCCACGAGATTTTTAGAAATTGGTATGTTGATGGAAGAATCTATTATCATAAAGTAATTGATTTCAACAAACCATCAGATGGTATTAAAGAAGTAAGATATATTGATGCTTTAAAAATTAAATATATAAGAAAATTAAAAAAAGATAGTAAAGATGCTTTTGGTACTGAATATAGAAAAATTGTAAATGATAAAAATCAAATTGATTTTGGTAATCAAGAGATTGAAGAATTTTATATGTACGACCCAAATGTTGGGTCATCACAAAATGCTACTTATAGAGTATCAGATGTAAATAATGTAAAAATTGCAAAGGATGCAATTGTATATGTTACATCTGGTCTTGTAGATAGAAATAAGCAAACAGTACTTTCATTTCTTCATAAGGCAATCAAAGCACTCAATCAATTAAGAATGATTGAGGATAGTCTTGTGATTTATAGACTATCAAGAGCACCAGAAAGAAGAATATTTTATATTGATGTTGGTAATCTTCCTAAAATTAAAGCAGAGCAGTATCTGCGCGATGTTATGAACCGTTATAGGAATAAACTTGTATATAATGCAGATACTGGAGAAATCAAAGATGACCGCAAGTATATGGCGATGCTTGAGGACTTCTGGTTACCAAGAAGAGAAGGTGGTAGAGGAACTGAAATCACAACTCTTCCTGGTGGTCAAAATCTTGGAGAACTTGCTGATATTGAGTATTTCCAAAAGAAACTTTATGATTCTTTAGGTGTTCCACCAACAAGACTTGCTGCAGAAGGTGGATTTAATCTTGGTCGTTCATCCGAAATTTTAAGAGATGAATTAAAATTTACTCGTTTTGTTGGAAGATTGAGAAAGAGATTTTCTCAAATTTTTATTGATTTACTTAAAACTCAATTAATTCTTAAAAATATTGTATCACTAGAAGATTGGAATGTATTATCCGATCACATTCAGTTTGATTATGTTTATGATAATCATTTTTCTGATTTAAAGAAAAATGAATTGATGAATGATAAGTTGGGTGTTGTTGCTGCAATGGACCCATATCTTGGCCGTTATTTCTCCGCAGAGTATGTAAGAAGAACAATTCTTGGACAAACTGATACTCAAATAAAAGAAATTGACGCACAAATGAAAAAAGAAATCAAAGATGGAATTATTTTAGACCCAGCAGCAATGATGAACCCAATGGGTGCTGCAGGTGCTATGGGTGCTCCACAAGACCCAAATGCACTTGGAGCAATGCCTCAAGAACCAGGTTTAACTAATAGTCAAACAGGTGTTGATTTGGGGTCTGCTGGAGAATTATAAATAACTTTAGTTAAAAATTATTATAACTATGGACGATTTAATGGATATGATTCTAACTGACGAATCCCCTTCGGAAGTCAGTGATAAGATTAAAGAAATTCTTTTTGCAAAATCTGCAGAAAAAGTTAATGAAGTAAGACCAGAAGTTGCTGCAAGTCTCTTTGGTGAAATCGAGGACAATCAAGAATACGAGGATTGATAAATGAATGAATTTGAAGCAGACTATAATGATTTATCTGATTTCTTTTCAACAGTAAGTACTGGAAAAAAAGTAATTAAAGAAAAAAAAGAATCTTTGATTGGAGATTCTTTTGATGAACTTTTTTTGTCTACTTTAAATGAAGAAATCACTCCAGAAAAAAAGAAAAAGGTACAAGGACAAAGAACAGTTAAAGCATTTAAGGAATGGTTATATTCAGAGACACCAAAACAACAACACGAAATAATTGAAGATATAATTGAAAGGTCTTTAGATGAAGTTTATGAGGTTCTTGAAGAATATAAAGAAGAACCAAGAAATGAACTGATTGAAAGGTCATTAGGTCTTCTTGCAGAACCTTCGTATGTTAAACAGCAAAATGACCCATTAACTCCATTAGACCAAAAGTTTGCAACACTTGATGATTTACAAAATCATTATAGACTTTTTCTTTCTCGTATTCAACAACAACTCTCCACATTAGGTGGTGGTGGTGAAACTCGTCTAAGATATTTGGATGATGTTGTTGGTGTTGCAACAAATTCCGATGCTTATGATGGTAAGTATCTACAGTGGAACTCAGCAACAAATACTGCAGAATTCGTAACAGTAATTGGTGGTGGAGGTCAGGGAACTCAAGGAATTCAGGGAATTCAAGGAACTGGAGGATTGCAAGGTCTTCAGGGCATTGCAGGGTCTGGTGCTCAAGGAGTACAAGGAGTTCAAGGAACTGGAGGAGTACAAGGTCTTCAGGGCATTGCAGGGTCTGGTGCTCAAGGAGTACAAGGAGTTCAAGGAATTCAGGGTACTGAAGGAACTGGAATTCAGGGAATTCAAGGTACTGATGGGTCTGGTTCTCAAGGAGTTCAAGGTCTTCAAGGTACTGATGGTTCTCAAGGTATTCAGGGAATTCAGGGTGCTGATGGGTCTGGTTCTCAAGGAGTTCAAGGTCTTCAAGGTACTGATGGTTCTCAAGGTATTCAGGGCATTCAAGGTACTGATGGGTCTGGTTCTCAAGGAATTCAGGGCATTCAAGGTACTGATGGTTCTCAAGGTATTCAGGGCATTCAAGGTACTGATGGTTCTCAAGGAGTTCAAGGTCTT